CATCTAATACACCTTCAAATGCTCTAGTTGCTTCGTTAATCAATTCTTCTTTATCGTGTTTTTGTAGCACTTGTGAGATGTTGTCGCCCGCCCAATAGCGAATGCCAGCATCTTCTAACTTTGCTCTAATTTGTTTTACTTTACTCATTTTAATCTCCGATGTTAAGGCAGTGGATTGCCAGTAAAAATACAATGCACAATAATTAAATTATACATTGTATTTAGGTTTTTGTCAAGTATTTTATACAAAATACTTGTTTAACATTTCAAGACGATCGTGTGCGGTAGCCATTGCATCTAATTCTTTTTGAATTGTTTCAATGATGTCTGAATGTTCGCCAATGCCTACAACTTTTTGCATGTATACTTCGACGTTAGTTTTGTGCAATTCTATCTCCGCTTCTGCGTGAAGCCTTGCAGCATTAATTAATTGTTCCTTCAATTCCATAGTCCTTTCCTTAGTATTTTTGTTTAGATGGAATGACGCCTCTTACGCCGCCTCTCGGATCTTCCATGTCACCATCACGACGGAAGATTAAATGTACATGCGGCCACATAACTGTTTGTCCCGCACTAGTACCTATATTTAGACCAATATTATAACCAGTAATATCATTTTTGGTTGTTTCAACATTATCATTGCCCATGGACATTGCAAACTTAAAACATTTTTCAACGCAATCTGTAACATTTACTTTAGGTACAATAAGTAAGTGTCCTTCTGTAACAGGATACTTGTCCTCGTATACTACAAAATCTCTAGTATCTAAGTAAACGTTGTTCCAAGGTGCTCTGCCATCTTGCTGTGCTTTTTCTAGTGTATCATGAGTCATACTTACCTACTATTTCCCATGGATATACTAACCATACATCTTCTTCTGATTTGTTTATTTCGTGCGCTGTATATTGAACTCCATCAAATCTACTTGCAAGATTTTCTGTAAGCGTAGCAAATCTAACATTACGTCCCCACACTGTATCCCAAGAGCTTTCATTTGGTAAACAAGACATCATCCAATCATGTTTTAACCAAATTAGTGTTTCGCCTGTGTCGTTAATGTCGTCTACAACAAGAATATTTTTGCGTTTGCTAACGTCCCAGCGACATTTTGTAGTAGGGCGATCTTCCTCATCTATATAACCAAAAGCATCGTCTGCCATCCAACAGTTTGTTTCGCTTGTACCGTCGTCATCACGTAAACTAATTTTTAATGCTTCGCACCTAACTCCTAGCATGTGCGAAAGTATTGTAGCGGGTACATTGCCGCCGCGTGTGATGCCTACAATATAGTCAGGTTTCCAATTATCTTTTTGCATCTGCATAGCAATGTCTATGCACATTTTTTCAACGTGACTCCAAGTGTAATAATGCTTCTTCATTTCGTGTTCCTTTTGTATTCATCCAGTAGTTTATCACCACTTAGCTCTTTACCAAAGATTCTTACTGTATTATCTTTTAGAGTACGGTGAACAACACCATTGTTATATTCAACGTCTATTACCATACCCATATCAGTATCTTCTGGATGTGTATCGTACCACATACTTTTTAATTTATGAAAGTGTAAAGTCTTTACACCATTTGCCCATTTTTCAGCTGCTAACATTTCTCTTTGTCTTTCTACAACATCATTATATTGACTCATAATTACTCCTTGGCGAGATACTCCTCGCTGTTTTGCCATCTGTAACCAATGCCTTGTACGAAAGGTACAAAGCCCCAAGACTTTGCTTTTTTGCCCATGTAGAACAGACTCCAACACGGTATTTCTTTTCCGTTGTTATCTGTTTTTAATGTTAAGTAATGTAGGTCATTTGACTTACGAAATCTAAAATGTCCTGGCCCACGCCAAATTCCTTTTGAACCTACAATAGCGCCTTCATTACTATAAACAGGAACATGCTCCCAATACCCGCCCTTTAAGATTAATGTTGCATAACTCCAAGGATGGTCGTGCAATACTGCTTCATCACTTTTTAAAACTTTATGTAGTGTGACATTAAACGGAAAGTTCTTTCTGTCCTTTAGAAACAAATACCAACGGACTAAGTATGGCTCGTTGCTGTCCCTATCCTTAATTACACGTTTGCGGTCTTTAAAAAAATTAAACACTAGTTGCTACCTTTCAATGCTTCAAATGTTGAAATTTTATCTAGTTCACGCTGATATGCCTCAGCCGCACGTTTTAAACCTTTGTACTTTTCTTCCTTTTGAAGATCTCTACTAACTACACCTAACACAGTTTGTATATCTTTAATAGATTGTAATATATCTACACCATCAACAGTCAATGTACCATCAACTGATAAAGATGTATTGTTGCTCCAATCTGTAGTGTTATTAAACTCATAGGTAGGAGTTGATACATTTATTGTATCTCCTGAATATATAGGATTACTAGCGTCATACGTAAAAGTAAAATTATCGTTCATATCTAAGCCTTTCATACAATGCACTTCCGTTAAAGAATTCTTTATTAAGTACTTTACGTTGTTTTTCCAAACTAACCAAGTAATCTGAATAGTTTTCTATGTAGTCACGAATCTTGTTAACAATTTCGCCTCTATATTTAATGTAACTTGCCCAGTCATCAGTCCATTTACTAGGATAAGTAAATTCTGGAACAGACATTTCGCTATAGCTCAGTCTATCTGGGACCATAGGTATAGCATCAACAAGTGCGCCTTCATACCAGCTGATGCCTAGTGTTTCCTGCAAATTAGCACTAAACACTATCTTTGCTTCACCTAGTAAATTATGATATTCATTCTTACTTAGATCACGTTCTTGACATACTACAAAATCATATTCTGATAGATGATGAGATAGATCTCTAAAGATATCAACTTGTTTTTCAGGAGCAATACGATGCGGAAAGAGAATAAGATCTCGCTTTTCCATACCTTTGTAGCTATTCAAACTATTCTTTAGATACTCCATAGGCCAGCCAACACGATGTATTTTATCATAGTTAATATTATAGTCTTCCATCATTTCGTCTGTAAACATATCTATATGAAAGTCAGTTGCAAAAAAGTTATCATCATAACACTCAAACATTGACATCTCAGCATGTCGTACCCAAGGTTTATTACCTATAAGTCTACCTAAAAAGTCTTGTGGGTCATAGCTACCTGCATGCCACATACCACCAATTTTAATATCTATGCCTAACAGTTCAGACATATATTTAAGTTGGATAACTGTAGGGTTCCAAGCATCAGTGTATAAAAAATAATCACCATTTTTTACTTGACCGTTGCAAAACATTTCACCAATTTTTTCTAACTGTTTACTCTTGTAAACATTGGTGCCGCCGAAGTTGAGAAAAGCCCCAGGCGTAGTTGCCTGAGGCGTTTCCCCGCCACTAATAACTGTTATTTTTTCATTTGTAGATTTTGCCAGCTGTCTGGGAAGATAGTCTTTCCACTGTTTAGTATATCGTGTATCTACAGCTTCAATATCTACAATATGAATAGTCATTAGTTTCTCCGCTTTTTATATGTCTTACCAAGTCGGCGATTCTTCGCTTTAAGGTGGTTAACATGACGCTGATAAGAACGCCATACATAAGATTTTTCGTTATACAAATCCTTTTCATTGAAAACGAAAGCCACGTTTTTAGCATCGCCGACGTAGCGACAGAAGTCTTTAAAGTTTTCCAAATCACGAAAAACTTTGTCGTAGGCGGGCTTATTAAACTTGATTGCCATTTTATAAAATCCTCTTTTAACAGCATCTATAGGGTGGGTTTTGGGTAATAAATTGTGCAGCCATTTTCGTTGTCTTCAGCAACGCTTATTTCTACAAATCGGCCGGGGTACTTTGCAGAAATTTCTTTATATAAGTCATCTGCGATCATCTCACAAGACTTATAATCTAGAACAAGCACTTCACCGTCGGATGAAGCACTATAGAGCCTTTCCATCCATCTTTTGAATTGGATGAACTCGATGTCTCTATCGTTGTGGAACACTTCGATTGACACCCTGAAATGGAAAATATGACGATGAGGCACAGCGAGAAACGACACATCGTCCCAATCGCCTGTGGCAAGTTTTGGATCACTATCTGCTCCTGGATATTTATGGATACCTTCTTTAGTAAAAGTTACCCATATACTTCTAGTAGCATTATTTATTGGATTATTCATTTTAGCGTTTTCTTCTCTCATTCTACGTCCCATAAAATTATGGTATGATTCTCTTTGCATTGTTTATATAATACTTTCATTTAATCACTTTGTCAAGTCCATATTTTGTCCAATCAGTAAATTTTTCTCTATCTAACAGATCGTGCAAACTATGACACCAAACACCGGGGTTGCTTGCCTTAAAATCTTTATCATCAATTTTCAACATAGTGTTGTAGTTCCACTGTTTCACATAAGGCAATGGAATGCGAAGTTGTGGGATAAAGTTGTCATATTCAATTAGTGGCGATTCTAAAAATGCTTCTGCATCAAAAATAGGAATATCTAAGCTACATAGTTTACCAGCAACTAAAAATGCTTGAATCATATTATCCCAAGGCTCCCATTCGTCAGCATCTTCAGGAAAGTTTGTTCCTGGATTAAAAGAATGATTAGCACCAAAGAAGATATGTTCGCATTGTTCTTCATCGTAATGTTTTTGTATAACATCACACGGTTGTACGCCTGTCACAAATAATGTCTTTAGACCAAAGGCAGGAGTCTTCTCAACTTCTACGCCTGTAAAGAATATTGTATCTTTTGCTTGCCCTGTATCGTAATCTCTTTTCATAGTGTTTTCAACCTTGTCTCTAGTCTGTGGATTTCATCTTTGTACCACAACTTCTTAGTTTTAAGTTTATTAATTGTACTATCACTTGCAAATGCATTATACATTAATTTTATTTCATCGTCAAGTTTTCTATGTTTTTTATAAAGTTCTTGCAAATATCCTGCTATTTTATTGTGCTCATCACTGAAGTTGCTCATCCTCAAGATCCTCTAACTTTGTTTCATCAAGATCTTCTGTATCGACTATTGTAGGCTCATCTACTTCTTCAAATAAATTTCCAAAGTAAGTGCTACTATTGACAGTCTTTTTACCAACAGCACCCCTAGTACCAGGTATAGTCATCCAGAATCGACTAAAATGTTCTATTATTGCGTTTGCTTCTTCTCTATTGTTTGCCGCAAATATTGCTTCCACAACATCTCTAAATAAAACCCTGTCAAATTGTTCTTGTACAAGCATTTTAGGAATGATGCCTGCATCGTATTGTCTGTTTGCTTCTTGTACAGCATTGATATGACTCCATACATTGTGACCCATTTGAATCGCATAAGAAAAACTATCCCATGATGTTTTTCCCTCTTTGCCTATTTTGTTTAAGTCCCCAGGCTTGTAACAACAAACATCTTTAACAAGTAATCCGTCTGTTAAAGGACTATCTTCAAAGTTTTTGAATATTCCATCTTGCAATACAGCATCACGAAATATTCTTAAATCAGTTGCATATTTTTTATCATCAACACTCGGAACCATTCGATATGTCCACTTGCCTCGATCTGGTGTTTCATTTTGTATGTAAACTTGTCCGTTTGCTGTAGCAAGGAACGGACTAGCACAATCGAAAGTAATCATAAAGTTTGGATTGTGATACTTACGAACAGCTCTTTGTATGTCTGTCAATAACGTAGCCCATTCTAATTTAGATGTGCCTAAGAAATGCATTACATCATGTACACCTGTTTGTAGTAGGTCATCATATATCAATGCAACTAGACGTTTAAGAACCAAATGTACATCACACATATTTTGTCCACCCATTGACCAACCATTAAAATGATTGTCTGGATACACGTTAGGATCACAGTAGTCTTTCATTTGCTGATACCAATCTTCTGCATCAGCATGATTCTCACCTTGTAAAACATTAAGAAACTTACAAGCACCTGTTCTATGCTTCATCCAATAGTCATTGTTAATACGTGTAGCATTAACAGCATCTTGATACGTACTTATACCAGTTGCTTTTGCACCTGCT